TAATTTTACTCCTTTGAACATTGAGGATTTGCCAAATGCGTGATGACTTAATGGTTCAACAACAAGTAGACAATGTGTGGCAACACATGGTAGGCGTAATTTGTTTAAACTGCACAGGCAGAAAACAAGTTAAGGCTGTGTTGCCCACATTTTTTTCTAAATGGCCTACACACAAAGCATTTTTACATGCTACAAAAAATGAAATAGAAGAAGTAATTGCTCCTCTAGGTATGCGTAGAGTAAGAGCACAAAGACTATATCGTATGAGTGAGCAATTTGATGACTGGGATGGAGAAGATGCAACAGAGTTATACGGTATTGGCAAGTACGGTTCAGACAGTTATCGTTTATTTTATAAAAAAGAACTGCCTGAAAATGTAGGAGACCATGAATTACAACGATATATAAATGAGGAATTTGAGGGATAAAATGAGAACACAACCACAAACAATTATTGAAAAACTTGAAGCTGATAATTCTAGACTTGCAAAAGAAGCACTATTGTTAGAAGCAATGGACGAAGGACTTCCAGAGTTCTTTGAAGGTCTTACAATGGCTCTTGATCCTCTTGTAACATTTGGTGTAAAGCAAGTACCAGAACGCTCAGATGTGCTAACTGGACAAGGACTTGCGTGGTCTGTGTTTAAAGAACTTGCAGAAAAATTACAAAATCGAGAACTAACAGGACACGCCGCTCGTGATGCTATTGAACTTGCAATGGGTGTTGCTACAACCGAACAATGGAACGGTTGGTATCGCAGAATACTTATCAAAGACTTACGTTGTGGTGTAAGCGAAAAAACTGTAAACAAAGTAGCACCGGGTACTGTTCCTGTATTTACATGTCCACTTGCTCACGACTCAGCCAAGCATGAAAAGAAAATGGTAGGTCAAAAGCAGATTGAAATTAAACTAGACGGTGTACGGGTAATTACAATCATCCGTGGCAATAAAGTAGAAATGTTTAGCCGTAACGGAAAACAATTTCATAACTTTGGTCACATCATTGCAGAGATAGAAGAAGTATTAAAAACAAAACCTGCTCCATATGATCTAGTACTAGATGGAGAAGTTATGAGTGCTAACTTCCAAGACCTTATGAAGCAAGTACATCGTAAAGACGGCAAGCAATCAGATGATGCAGTGCTACACTTGTTTGATATGTGTCCACTTGCAGACTTCCAAAAAGGTATTTGGGACAAACCACAGTCGTTTAGAAGTCAAGCAGTAACAGCTTGGGTAGAACAGAATACAAGCGTTTTAAAGCACGTACAAGCACTTGATTGGGAAGATGTGGATCTAAGTACACCCGAAGGACAAGAACGCTTTGTAGAGCTTAATAAAGCGGCTGTAGACGGTGGATATGAAGGTGTAATGATCAAAGATACAAATGCACCTTATGAATGTAAACGAACACACAGCTGGTTAAAAGCAAAACCGTTTATTGAAATAACTTTGAATGTAGTTGACGTCGAGGAAGGCACTGGACGCAATGAAGGTAGACTAGGTGCCATAATCGTAGAAGGAGAAGATGATGGATACAATTATCGCCTTAACTGTGGGAGCGGCTTCACTGACGCTCAACGTGATCAGTTCTGGGCTGAACGTTCTAATCTCATTGGTCAGTTAGTAGAGATAAGAGCTGATGCTAGAACAAAGTCTCAAGACTCTGAAACATACAGTTTGCGTTTTCCACGTTTTAAAACATTTAGAGGTTTTGAAGCTGGTGAAAAAATATAATGAATATTAATTTTGTTTGTGCAGAAAAAGATGTAGCAGAAAAGCTACCAATCGTACCTGCAAAAAAACTTATTCCAGATTGGTATCGTACACTAAAACAAGATACACAACTTCATCCTGGAGGACCTACAATACCAACAATAAAACAATGTCCTCCTGTTACTGATTTTATTACTAGTGGATATATCATTCCTAATCCATACGAACTTACAATGAATCCTAAAAGTGAACCAGGAAATTTTGAAAGTTTTGATTGGAACAGTGATGTAAATTACGATCTTTCTGTACATCATCATAAGATGTGTCCTGTAACAATTGAAGGTACTAAACGTCATTGGGTAAAAATAAAACACCCTTGGATTGTTAAAACACCTCCAGGATATAGTTGCTTGTTTGTACAGCCTTTTTTCTTTTTTAATCCTGACTTACACTTATTTCCAGCAATAGTAGATACTGATAAGCATGATCTACCAGTAGAATTTCCAGGATATTCTTTGCACAATAGAACTATTACTATTAACAAAGGTGATCCTTTGATGCAAATTATTCCATTCAAAAGAGATGAATGGACTCATAATATAATAGTAGAGCAATTAGAAACTGAGTTAAAAGAAGGTCAAACCTATAAAAAACTATTTCATTCTAAGAAAAAATTCCAATAATCATTGACTTTTAATTTTTCTGACTATATAGTGACATATAGTTGGTAGGAGAACATCATGGCATTACCCAAAGTTAAAAAGAAAGCACCGAGAGCCGCACCTCGAGTAAAACGTGGAGCAAAACTTATTGCACCTAGTTGGGACGGTTGGGAAGATTGGGATGGCCAAAAATATCATAGATTCAAACAAAGTACTCATGCATGGTATTATGAAAATTATAAGCCTGCAGATTTGTGGCCTAGTGTTTTTGATTGGATGAAAACACAAGAGTATACTCCTGCACAAATTAAATTAGCTAAGGCGGCTCCGCCACATAGTATAAGTGTAACAGCGGCTATTAATTGTAAAATGCTTCTTGCTGGAATGCCAGATTTTAATGGCAAGGAAAATGAATACTGGCAAACACTTCCTGGTACAACTGGTCAAGTTCAACCAGCTAGTAAATTTATAAGACAAAGAATTGAAATGGCACTTAAAGAAGGAGCCACAGTAGTTGAGGATAGAAAAGAAGTAGCAGAAAAGAAAGCAAAAGAAGTCCCTCCACTTAGCATACAAGAACGTATATTAGTGCAAGCATATGCAATGTGTGAAGGCATTGACGAATGGCTTGAAGGTTATATCATTGATGCTGATACTTTTGATCCTAAAGCATTTGATTTTAAAAAACACTTCACAGAAAAAAATGTTACAGGCGCACATGCACGTAAAATGATTCCAATGTACGATAGGCTTCTAGATGATTACAAAGAACTAGAACGTATGCCTACAAAAGGACAACTTGCCAAAATGGGCGAAGTTGAAGCAGATTTATGGGAACAGCTCAAAGAAGGATATAGCCATCTTAAAAAGAGCGATATTAAAAAATACACAGAAGCAATCAACAGTATTGTAAAAGAGTTAGAATTTGTTGTTGATAAAGCAAAAGCAAATAGAAAACCACCTAAGAGAAAACCTAAAAGTGCTACAAAACTTGTAGAAAAATTGAAGTATTTGAAGGTTGATAACAAATTCCAAATTACAAGTATTCCACCTGAAAATATTATTAAGGCAAATGAGCTATGGGTATTCAATGTTAAAACAAGAAAAATTGGAAAGTATGTTGCTAGTAATATAGATCCATTAGGACAACAAAGAGACGGTACAGGATTGACTGTAAAAGGCACTACAATTCAAGGTTTTGATGAAAAATTAAGTATTCAAAAAACACTGCGTAAACCAGCAGAACAGTTGCAACAGTTTAAAGATGCTGGTAAAGTAAAATTACGTAAGTTTTTAGATGACATAAAAACTACAGATACTAAACTTAACGGACGTTGTAATCCAGACACAGTGCTTCTTAAAGTAAACTGATAAATACTTACATGAGCACAGAAGATCTTAACAAATCATTAGATTCGCTTGGAAAAGCTATTGTAGATTTAACATCTGCACCAGCGCCAGCACCAATTATAAATGACCGTAGTATTAGTGGAAATAAAATCCATGGTGGTTTAATTACAAATTTTTCTAGTACAGGTATCAGCGATCAAGCAACTACAATGGTGTTGCTTTTAAACGATGACGGTATTACTGTAGATGCAATTGATACTGAAACTTTAGTAGGTGATACTACAGTAGCAGGTAATCTTACAGTAGATGGAGATCTAACAGCAAACAAACTGCACGTGAACGAACTTACTGCGGACATAAGAGCAGAAAGAGCAGAAAGTTTAGAATTTGTAGGAGATTCTGTAGCAGGAAAAGGATTGCAATGGAGAAGTGCAGATTACACAAGGCAATTTGTTTACCATGAAAATCCACATAGACTTTTTAGTACAGAGAATTTAGATCTACAAAGAGGTAGAGAATTTTCAATTGGCGGAGTTCCAGTCCTATCTGAAAACGGACTAGGAGCAAGTGTTACAAATAGTAATCTTTCTAGCTTAGGCATATTAGAAAGACTAGAAGTAAACGGAAATGTTCAGTTTGATGATTTTTTGTTTTGGGAAGCTAGTGCAAATAGATTAGGACTAGGCACAGAAGCGCCTAACGGTACAATAAGTGTTGCAAATTTAGATGCTGAATTTATTATAGACAGTGAGTCTGATGCAGGTATAAGATTAGGAAATTGGACCAATAGCGATTTACATATTATTACAGATGATACAACAAGATTAGTAGTTAAAGCTAATGGTAATATCGTAGTAGGAACACAGGGCGCAGGCAATGCAGTTGTAAACATACATGGAAAATTAGGAGTAGGTACAACTAATTTAGATTCAGATGTAAGTATATCAACTTCGGGTCCAATTAAAATTGAAGGTAAAAAAATGCAGTCAGGAACAGCTATTCCTGACAATGGCATTTACAACACTGGAGATATAGTTTGGAATAGTAATCCAACTCCTACAGGCTATGTAGGTTGGATATGCATACGTGAGGGTACTCCTGGATTATGGAAACCTTTCGGCTTAATAGCATCATAGAATTACCCACAAAAAAGGATTAAATATCTTTGCTCAAAATTTGAGTCAAGGAGGCAATAAAGATGACAGAAGAAGAGGCAAAAACTTTAAAAATAGAAAAGCAAGTAGAACGTTGGGATAGGTTAGCACGATTCGTACCAATCGTATTTGTAGTGTTTGCTGTTGGATTGATGTGTTTTAAAATTATTGATTATAAACAAGCATTCTGGACAGGACTAGCAATGTTTGCTACCACAGCAGTAATTTGGTGGTTTTGGACTATATACACTATAAGACATTTAGTAAACACATTACATAGAGCAAGCAAAAATTTAGGTGAAGTAAGAGAAGAATTTAAATTTATTAGTAAAGAAGTCGGCGATATAAAACCTAATAAATAAATTTATGCTAGTAATTGGAAACGGTGAAAGCCGTAGTAATATCAATATAGATTCAATAGAAGATACTAAAGTAGGATGTAATGCTATCCTACGTGATTTTAGTGTTGACCATTTGGTATGTGTAGATAGAAAAATGATGCGTGAAGCTATTACAAACAAATACCAAGCTAAACTGTATACTAGAAAAGATTGGTTTGACGAATTCAAAGCATATCCAAATACTAACACAGTTCCTGACTTACCCTATAAAGGAACGCAAAGGCCAGACGAACCTTTTCATTGGGGTAGCGGACCATATGCAGTTCTTGTAGCTTGTAATTTAAGTGATACAATAAATCTAATAGGATTTGATCTTTACAGTAAAAATAAAAATGTAAACAACATCTATAAAGATTCAAAAAATTACAATTCTAGTGATCATCATGCAATCGATCCTCGATATTGGATATACCAAATAGGTAAACTTTTTGAAATCTATCCAACAAAAAAATTCAAAATTTACCAAGAAACGGACTGGAATTTACCAGAAGCCTGGATTAAACCAAATGTTTCACTTGACTTTATAAGTAATATCGTGTAATATAAAACAATAGGACTTGGCGTCATCCCTTCTAATTCTGCCGCCATACTTATAGGAGATAATTATGGCAAAACATTATAGTACAAAACATTACGGACACAATATTGGTTTATCAGCAGTGTTCCGTCAACCTAATGCAGATCATTCACACTGCCATCTGCTACACGGTTACAGTCTAGCGTTTACATTTACATTCGGTTGTGATCATTTAGACAACAAAAATTGGGCAGTAGACTTTGGTGGACTAAAACCTTTGAAAGCATGGCTTGAAGATAGTTTCGATCACAAAACTTGTGTAGACATAAATGATCCACACAAACAAGACTTTTATGATTTGCAAGATAAAGACTTGTGCGAAGTAAGAGAATTCGATGGTGTGGGTGCAGAAAAATTTGCAGAACATGCATTTAATTTTGCAGACAAACTTATACGTGAAGCAACAAACAATCGTTGTTATTGCGTAAAAGTAGAATGTGCAGAGCATGGTGCTAATAGTGCAATTTATGAGGCTTAATGTATAAATGGTTAAAAAGTATTATCCTGGTGAAACTAAACAACAACGTAAAATACGTAAAGCAAGAGAAAAAGCAACCGGAGTTAAAGAACCAGTTAATACTACTAAGGTTGAAAAACCTACAGAACAACCAGTACAAGTACAAACACCTCAACCTGTTAGTCCAGCTGTTCCTATCAAAGACGAAGATAGATGGGCAGTTGGGTTTGAACCAGATTGCAATAGATACGTTGCATGTTTAAAACATGGAAACAAGTATAGTTCAGATTACGTTAACACTCTTTATAGTATGGTAAAAAGAAATCTAACACTACCTTTTAAATTTGTATGCTTTACTGAAAACGGCGCAAATTTACATCCTGATATTATTGTACATCCATTAATGAAATTTCCTAATGTGTCTGGTTGGTGGTACAAACCAGGATTTTTCAATCCTGATATTCCGTTTGAAGGAACACTATTATATCTAGATCTAGATGTAATTGTATTTAGAAACATAGATAATCTTTTTACATATCATCCAGGTAAATTTTGTGTAATTAGAGATTTCAATCGAATTAATGCGCCTGGTTGGAATAAAATGAATAGTAGTGTGTTTAGATTGCAGATAGGTAGCATGCCTTATGTATACAAAGAATTTATGAAAGCACCAGAACAATATACAAAAAAATTCCACGGAGATCAAGATTGGTTATATCATATGGTTAAAAAGGATTTCGTATTTTGGCCAGAAGATTGGATACAAAGTTATAAATGGGAAATGCGTAAAAAAGCACCTATGAATAGAATTGACGGTGTAAGAAACTTTGTTACACCAGGAGAACCTGACATACTTCCTAACACAAACATTGCAGTATTTCATGGCGAACCTAATCCACATAACTGTGTAGACAATTGGTGTAAGGAGAATTGGAAATGAGTACGCCAGGAATAAAGAAAAAATTAATAGAATTATTTCCTATTAATATAATGAAGTTCCAATGTAAAGATGAATACCAACATTGGGATACTCTTATTCAAAATCTAAAAGATTTTGAAGGAAGTAGTGAGCTAGAAATTCACGAAGGTGATGTGACTAGTGTATATAGAGAAAATTGGAGAGAACGTGTTTTCTTGTTAGGTCAATTTGAAGAACTACAAAGTTTGATCCATGCGTGTGTTCAAAACTATTGCTATTATAACAGTATTGAACCTTTAGAATTAAATGACAGCTGGTTTAATATTATGAACAAAGGTAGTAGAGTACAAAGACATAGACACGAAGGAAGTGTAATAAGCGGAACATTATTTGTGAAAGCACCCAAAGGAAGTCACGGACTTGCATTTAGTAATCCTACTATTCCATATAGAATGTATGAAAAAGTTAATGCACGAAACGAAAGCTACAGTTATGCTCATTTAGAAACAGTTGAACAAGGTGATTTGCTTTTATATCCAAGTTGGTTAGAACACTTTGTTCCTCCAATTGAATGTGATGATAGAATTACAATTGGGTTTAATACTGATTACCCAAAGTATAGGACACTGTAATGTTTATCGAGCAAAAGAAACATGCTGTCTTTCCAACTCTTATAATGACTTTTGATTTATCAGATCATCCTCATTACAATAGGGTATTAGATGTAGTTGAAAAAACCAAAACAGGAAGTCACCTTATTATGCGGAACAGTGAAAGTTCTTATGATGAAAGAACTGACAACGTTTGGTTAAATCATATGTTGCTTAGAGAGTTCAAAGATACATTACAAGGTTGTATTGATGAATACACTAAACACTATGGATTGAAACAAGTTCACATTACTAACAGTTGGATGAATAAAGTTGGCGTAGGAGGTGCAGTAAAACCTCATAGACATGAACTAAGTGTTGTAAGTGGTGCGTTTTATCCAATAGCAGACGAAGGAAGTTGTAGCCTGTTATTTAGGTCTCCAATTACACCTTATAGAATGAATGAATTTTTAGTTACAGAAAATGAATATAATATGGCTAATCAAAGCATAGAATGTAAACAAGGAGAACTTATACTTTTTCCTAGTTGGTTGGAACACTTTACAGACGAAAATACAACAGAAAATAGAGTGACTGTAAGTTTTAACACAAGATATGGATAGATTAAAAGACTTTTTTTATTGGTATAAGCTCTTGACTTTACAAGGAAATGGTTATATAATAAGTATTGATTATGCATTATATAACAGTAAGCATTATGATAGAAATGGCAATTATAAGTAATGGATTTAAAATTTACAACAGCAGGTGATTTTTTGAAAGCACAACAAAAACGTATTGGTTTTGCATGTAAGTTCATGCACTATGATCAAACACAGAAAAAAAAGTTACTTGAAGAAATACAACGACCGCTAAATACTCGTAGTACAACAGTGCAGTGGCTTAACAGACAAACACGTGAAGTTGCTGAAGAACGCTTGTGGGATATTATGGTCCACAATATTGCGTCATACAAAAGGTTGATTGAATATGTTGGAAATCTTCCCCCTGAGCTTAGAATGGTCAGACTGGGTAGCGATGTACTTCCTGTTTATACCGAGCCTACTTGGTCTTATTTTTGGCGCTTGCCAGATGTGGTTGCGTACTGCGAAAAAGAATTTGCGCCAGTCGGCGAAACAGCCAGACGCTTGGATGTTAGACTCTCAATGCACCCAGGCCAATTTACAGTCCTTGCTTCAGATAGTGAAGAAATAGTAGAGAGGAGCATAGAAGAATTTGAATATCACACCGATGTCATACGGTGGATGGGATACGGTAAACAGTTCCAAGACTTTAAAAACAACGTCCACATTTCTGGTAGAAAGGGTCCACAGGGCATCCTTGAAACCTTACCACGATTATCGCCAGAAGCGAGAAACACGATCACAATCGAAAACGACGAAAACAAGTGGGGACTTGAACACAGCCTCGAACTTGCCGACCACGTCGCACTCGTTCTTGACATACACCATCACTGGTGCCGTGAAGGCGAATATATTTTACCAACCGACGATAGATATTCTCGTGTAATAGAAAGTTGGCGTGGTGTACGTCCTGTTATACACTACTCTGTTTCACGTGAAGATGTACTAGTAAATTTTCCTAAAGATAAAAAACCTGATATGACTACATTACTAGAGTCAGGATACAAAAAAGCAAAACTTAGAGCACATTCAGACTTTATGTGGAATGATGCTGTTAATGATTGGGCTTTATCCTTTTTAGATTATGCAGATATTATGGTAGAAAGTAAGGCAAAGAATTTGGCAAGTATTAAATTGCTGGATCATTACAATAAATATAAACAACAAGGAGATTTATGGCAGGATACAAGGCTTCAACAGGAAGACCTAAGCCTCATAACGTAAAGAGAATGATTGACGGTAACGAGATAAAACCAACTCTTTATGTTAATTCCGCTGGTCGGAAAGTTATGGCAGGTTCCATAAATGGAGAGATCATTACTGATGAGATGGGTAATGTACTACCGTTAAATGAAATAAAGCATAACGGAATTTTATAGGAGAATATTATGATTAAAAAATGGATTGACAGTCGTGTTAAAGAACGTACATCTTGGGATGGAGCGGCTTTGATCGTTTTAGGGCTTATGGTATTGTTCTTAGCACCTTTAGCTAAAATTGCGGCAGGACTCGCGATTGCTTATGGCGCTTGGACTATATGGAAAAAAGAAGACTAAAATTATAATTTATTAATTGGAGTGGAACTGCTTGCTGAGTAGTTCCACTTTTGTTTTTGCTCTACACCTTTCTTTTGTGCAAATCTTTTACTATCACATCTATCACAAACATGAAAATAATTGTTATTTAGGCGTTTAGGATCCATATTGCCTTTGGGCCTAGTAAATTGACCTTGACAGCAATCACATACCAGCTTTACAAACTGTTTCACCCTAAAATATTCATGCTCAATTCCTGTTTTACTTTTGCGTGTATACCGGGCTTTAACCTTATAAATTTCTAAGAACATAAGTATATTTACATTAAGTTTATAAAAAGTAACGATAAATATATTAGACAAAGGGTGAAAATATGGCTGTTATGACACTTACACAATCTGCTAAAGATAAAATCAACAAATTATGCAAAGAAAAAGACGTATGGGCTGTTAGCCTTAATTTAAAAGGTGGAGGATGTGCAGGTTTTGAATATGAATGGGGTTTTACTGATAGCAAAGAGTTTGATGACGAGATTATAGAAACTGGTGAAGGTAGACTAGTTATAGGTTCACATAGCATAATGTTCTTAATAGGAACAACTTTAGATTATAAAGAAGAAGTGTTTGGCAGTATGTTTGATATTATTAACCCTAATGCAAAAAGTTCATGCGGTTGTGGAGTTAGTGTGAATTTTGATATGGACAAATTACAAATACCTGCTTAATTGGAGTAAGAAATGGCAAGAGAAATAATTGATATTGGTGTTGAAGGTAACGACGGTACCGGTGATAGTATACGCGAATCCTTTCGTAAAGTAAACGAAAACTTTAGAGAGGTTTATGCTGTATTTGGTATTGGAGGTCAGATTACTTTCACTACACTAAGTGATGTACCTGGAGACTACACTGGAAATGCTAATAAAATTTTAGCAGTAAAAAGTGCAGAAGATGGTATTGAATTTTTAGAATTAGTTTCAGATGGAGCTCTTACTGGTAACGCACTAGACGACACAATAGTTTTTAATGTTACACTAGGTGGAAAACTTTTAGTTCAAGCAGGTAGAACAAAAATACAAGGTGACCCAGACCCACAACTAGCAGGACACCTTAACGCAGATGGTTACTCAATTGGTAATGTCGCTATTACAGATACTGCGGCATCAGAATTTACAACAAAGTATGGTGGAAATTACACTATACATGATTTAGTTCCAGATAAAGAATATAATGACCAACGTTATGCAAAAGCAATGCAACCTGGAAAAATGGGCGGTGTTAGAGACGAACCAGCAGATGCTTCTGAATATACGTTAGAACTTACAGGTGTAACAAGCACACAAAATATACAGATTTCCAGTCATGGACTTGATAGAGCAAGTAACGGTGTTGCTTACAAATACACAACAACAGGAACTGCTTTAACTGGTCTTGTTGCAGACAATATCTACTACATTAGAGTAGTAGACAATAATACGTTGAGTATGCACGCCAATTCGGCAGATGCTATTGCTAATGCAAATCCTATTGCAATAACAGGTTCAGTTGCGGCAGGTACGCACTTTATTACAGACCAACAGTATGATATCAACATGGAAGGTTTCTATCTAACTAGCGAAGCACTTCCAAGAAAAGCTGTAGTTCGTAGACAAGGTGACAGGATGACTGGGCCTTTGTATGCACATGATCATCCAGGCGCCCTAGCAGGTACTCCTGCATTATCTGCAGACGATTTACAGGTAGCAACAAAATTATATGTCGATCAAGCTGAATCTACATCTGTTAGTAACTTGTATGTTTCAACATCAGGAGATGATAGAAGAGCAACTACTTCTCCAGGTAAAGCTGGTAGATCTCCAAGTTACGCTTTTGCAAGTATAGGTGCCGCGGCAAGAAAAGCTGAAGAATTACAATTAGCATCCAAATTTGAATTAGGTAACTATGCACAAACAATTACGCACACAGGATTTACAGTGCCTGTTACTGTTACAACTGCTGATGTAAAAACAATACCTGCAGGTAGAGGAAATCTAAGACAGTTAATTGACAACAACAAAAAATTCATTCAAGAAGAAACTATTGAATATGTTAACACTACATTTCCTAACTTTGTTTATAATCAAGAAATATGTAAACGAGATGTAGGACTAATTATTGATGCTGTTAAACTTGATGTTCTATCAGGTAACAACGCAAACTTTTTATCACGTAGAGCTGGTATCAGATATTATGCAAATGCTAGTGCTGTAGCGGCCGCTACTACACAAGCAACTGAAACACTTGCGGCAATTACTTTTGCAAAACAATTAACAGATTTAATATTACAAAATACTGCACCTTCAACAAGTTATCAAACTCTTTATACACAATATATTAATATTAGTTTGACTGTTGACGCAACTTCTAGATCACAAATTGGTAGCAAGTATGATATAATTACTGATCTAATCACTGACGGAAGTGCATTTTCAGCTCCTGATATTATTGATGGTAGCACCTACAAACTCACTGTACCTAACGGTTCAATTAATGGATATATTGACCAAGGTGATCCAGACAACACAGACTTGTTACCAGGTAAGGTTGTAAGAGGTAAAGAATCAGGGGCAATTGGTAGAGTAATTGAGTATCTAAGTGAAGATCTAAATCCTACTAATCCAGCAAATACAGATATTATTGAACTTCAACTTTTAGAACCTACAGAATTTAAAGTAGGTGAAGGTCTTGAATATGCAAATACTATTAAATTTAACCAAATTAGTTTGCGAGTTGAATCAGGAACTTATTTTGAAGACTTTCCGATTAAACTTCCTGCTAACGTATCTATCAAAGGTGATGAATTTAGACGTGTGATTATAAGACCAGCAAACAGAGTATCACAATCTCCTTGGGCTAATACATATTTTTATAGAGATGAAGAATTCGATGGCCTAAGAGGTGATTCAAACAGTGTCACTGGAGTAGCTGATCCTAACTTACCAACAGGTGGTACAAGATATGTTGATCCGCTAACAGGTAACCCAGTAGGTTGGTTTGGTAGACACTATCTAGTTAATCCAGCACAAGATGTTAACGTAGGTAACTTTGGTGCAACCAACGCAGGTGGATATAAACAAGCATCAAAACTTTTAACGTATAATGTAGACTATATTGGTGCAGAAATTATTGCTTGGATAAATGCTCAAGTTGCTGGTAATATTGCACCATTTACTTCTGGGTTTGTATACGATCAAACTAAATGTTTGAGAGATACAAAACTTATCGTAGAAGGTATTGCAGAAGATCTAGATTATGGCGGACGCAGAGCAAGTTTAAAGAATCAGGGTTTTTATTATGCAGGTGCTGTTGCAGGACAAGAAGATGAAACAGTAGCGGCAATTAATCAAATTAAAACTATTGCTAACACAGTGCTACAAAATACTGCCTACACTAGTTTACAATCAGGTGTTGATCAAATAATTGATACTAGGTTAACTTCTGAAACACAATCACTTACAGAGGTTAATAACCTAGTTGATTGTGTAACCTTTGCTTTCAATGCAGGTTATAATCCTCCAAAAAATAACAAAGACGGTATTGACGTTTTCCTTTGTAATGATGGTACTATTGTTAGAAACTTGAGTGTTACAGGACATGGCGGATTTATGATGGTACTTGATCCAGATGGACAAGTATTAACTAAATCTCCTTATTGTCAAACAGGTTCAAGTTTTTCACAATCTCTAAACAGACAAGCATTTAGAGGTGGTATGCTTGTTGATGCGTTTACTGGTAACGTTCCAATGGACGTTGTAGGTAAGACAGATAATTTTACACTACAAGTTGAGTCACAAGCAGGACAAGGTTTGTATGTTAGAAAGCCTCAAGTACCTGCTCCATTCTATATGGAAGGTAGACGTTTCCAAGTCAATGCGGTGAGAAATTGGGACCAGGTAACTGGTACAGCTGAATTAATTCTTGATCAAAGTTCTAACAAAGATTCACTCGGTGTAGGACAAGGCTTTACAGGCACTGTATATGGTTCTGTTGATTTAGATACAGTCAGTGCGATAAACAGAGTTGAAATCACTGTACAGACAGCTGGTGCAAGATCAATGCTAGGTAACGACTTTACACAAGTTAACGACTTAGGATACGGATTGATTGTTAACAACGGTGGCTTATCAGAAATGGTGTCACAGTTTACCTACTATTGTTGGACAGCATACTACGCTAACAATGGTGGTGAAATTAGATCACTTAATGGTTCTAACGCATATGGTGAATACGGTCTAGTTGCAAACGGTTCAGATCCAAATGAAATTCCAGATGCTGTAACACTACGTGATAATATGGTTAAACCAGCTAAGATTGCTTTAGCCGAAACAATATTAGAATTTAGTACAGCAATTGGAAGCGTTCCTGCTATTGCGGAAAAAGGACACCAAGTAACACAAGGATCTGCAACAGGTACAGTAGTTTTTGAAACAGCAGGTAAAAAATTATATCTTAAAGATGTGTCAGGTGGATTGTTTGATATAAATGCTGATGTAATATTAAACGGAAGTACTAACCTAGGACAACCAGTTGATGTAAGTAACCCAAGTTTACGAGCAGATGCAGAACAAATTAACATCTATGTATTTGATTTTGAATCAAAACCACAGAACAGAGGTGAACTTAATATCCTGCACACAAATGGTACTATTGCTAGATATGAAGCTTCTAGTATCAACCTAGTAAAAGATTTTAGAGTGGACGGACATATTGATGTACCATTTACACCAACAGCAACAGGTACTAATGCAGAATTTGACATTCAAAAAATACTTTCAAACAAAGATAGTACAGGAACAGGCGACTATGTAGCAATCATTAGAAATGGTGGTATTAACTATACAGTTGGTGATACATTTGTTGTAGATGGTATTAATCTAGATGGTGCTAGTGGTACTAATGATGCAACTATCACAGTAGACACTGTAGACACAAATGGTCAAATAAAAACTGTAACAACTACAGGTACTATAGTGCCTACAGCAGACACACCGATCTTTGATGGACAAGTTTACAAAGTTAACTTTAGTACTGCTACAGCAGGATATAGTAATGACGGACTTGTAGAACAACTAGAAGAAGGTCATTTAATTGACTACAGACAAAACCAAGTTTTTGTAATGGACAATGTCCTTGATACAAATAGATTAACAATACGTCCAAGTACAGCATTTGAGTTTGATGAAAAAGACGGCTATACCTATAGAACAACAACATTTACAACAACAGAATCAACTGGAGAAGATTTACCTACTGATAATCAAATTTTAATGGGTCTTGATTCTACATTTGATTATGTAAGATGTATTGTAGATGAAACATATACAAATGTTGTTGTTGAACCAGGGTTTGGCGGTACAACACTAGGTGATACAAAAGGCGATGTTGGTATTGCTATTGAACCTATTACAGATGTTCAAGACGTTGCACGTTTGCGTAGAGGCGGAATGGGCTTTACATGGAACGGTAAGACCCATATGGTTACAGACTATATACCAAGATCAGGCTACGCAATCCTAAAAT